TTGACAAAGTTAAAGATTTCTGTTATAATAACAACATTAAATGGTACACAATAAGTTATAGTGATAAGGAGATAATGGAATATGAGCAACTTTCTAAAAGAAATAATTAAAGAAACAGGAAATGAATACGCTACACTTGTTAGTGAAGGTGTTGACAGCGCTGATGTAACAAGTTTTATTGATACAGGCTCGTATTCTTTTAACGCATTGTTATCAGGTAGTATCTACGGAGGTATGCCAGGTAATAAGATAACAGCAATCGCTGGTGAGGCGGCTACAGGTAAAACATTTTTTGCCTTAGGTATTTGTAAACACTTTTTAGATACAGACAAAGACGCTGGTGTAATTTACTTTGAATCAGAATCAGCAATATCAAAAGATATGATTGAGGGTAGAGGTGTTGATTCAAGTAGAATGGTAATAGTGCCAGTAGCAACAGTACAAGAATTTAGAAATCAATCAATAAAGATTTTAGACAAATATATCTCACAACCAGAGTCAAGTAGAAAACCTTTAATGTTTGTACTTGATAGTTTAGGTATGTTATCAACTACAAAAGAAATGGAAGATACAGCCGCTGGTAAAGAAACAAGAGATATGACTAGATCACAAATAGTTAAATCAACATTTAGAGTATTAACATTGAAACTAGGTAAAGCAAATATACCTATGATTATGACCAATCATACATATGATGTTATCGGTTCAATGTTCCCTCAAAAAGAAATGGGTGGCGGTTCAGGTTTAAAATACGCTGCTTCATCAATCATCTACCTAGGTAAACGAAAAGAAAAAGATGGCACCGAAGTAGTTGGTAATATTATACATTGTAAAAATTACAAATCAAGGTTAACAAAAGAAAACGCACAAATTGATGTCAAACTAACATACAAACAAGGGCTTGATAAGTATTACGGATTATTAGAACTTGGTGAGGCTGCTGGTATATTTAAGAAAGTATCTACAAGATATGAAATGCCAGACGGTAGTAAAGTGTTTGGTAAAAACATCAATGATGAACCAGAAAAATATTTTACAAAAGAAGTGTTAGATAAGATTGATGAATATGCCAGAAAAAAATTCAGCTACGGATCAGACGAAGAAGAAAAAAACTAAAAGATACGTTTTTGTTCAAAGAGAAGAAGACGATTTTACTTGTATAAAAATCGTTGAGGGTAAATTTGAAGGCGTGGTCTATAAGTATGGCAAAGTTGGATTTGCTCATACAGAAAATCCAGACGGAACATTGCCTATGAAGTTTGACTATGATATTATGGTTAATCCTAATAAGGTAGATGTTGATTCGCAAGAGTTTATAGATTTTATTGGTGATATATTAATGGAACAATTGGAGAAACAAGTAACAGATGGCACCGTTGTCTTTGACAAATAACGAAAGAATAGAACTTACTATTTTAAGAAACTTCTTTTATAATGAAGATTTTACTAGAAAGGCTTTGCCTTTTGTAAAACCTGATTATTTTACAAATAGAATTGAGAAGTTATTATATGAAGAAATAGATAAGTTTGTACAACAATATAAAAATCTACCTACAAAAGAAACTATACTTATTGAATTAGGCCGTAGAAAAGATTTAAATGATGAAGAAGTAAAACTTATTAAAGAGTTAGTTAATTCTCTTAATGATGAGAAATCAGATTTACAATGGTTATTAGATACAACAGAAAAGTTTTGTAAAGATAGAGCAGTACATAATGCCGTCTTATCTGGTATTAAGATATTAGATGGTAAAGATAATCAAAGACAACCAGAGGCAATACCAAGTATATTAAGTGAGGCATTGGCCGTATCATTTGACAATCATATCGGACACGATTATATTGGTGACGCTGAAAGTAGATTTGATTGGTACCACACAAAAGAAAAAAGATATCCTTTTGATTTAAACTTCTTTAATAAAATTACAAAAGGTGGTGTTCCAAGTAAAACTTTAAACATTGCTTTGGCAGGTACAGGTGTTGGTAAATCTTTGTTTATGTGTCACGTAGCTTCTAACTTTTTAACACAAGGTCAGAATGTTTTGTATATTACTTTAGAGATGGCTGAAGAACGAATTGCTGAAAGAATTGACGCTAACTTAATGGATGTTACAATGGATGATTTACACGATATGCCTAAACAACTATATGATGATAAGATGGCTAAGTTGAGAAGTAAAACTACAGGTCAATTAATTATCAAAGAATATCCAACAGCGTCTGCTCACGCTGGCCATTTTAGAGCATTAATGAATGAACTATCATTAAAGAAAAGTTTTAAACCAGACATTGTGTTTATAGATTATTTAAATATTTGTGCTAGTGCTAGATTTAAAGGTGGTAATATATCATCTTACTTTTATATTAAGGCAATTGCTGAGGAGTTAAGAGGCCTGGCCGTTGAATTTAATCTACCTATTTTTTCAGCTACACAAACAACTAGAACTGGTTTTGTATCAACTGATATTGGATTAGAAGATACATCTGAAAGTTTTGGTTTACCAGCGACAGCCGACTTTATGTTTGCTCTAATGTCTAATGAAGAATTAGAATCACTAGGGCAAATGAAAGTAAAACAATTAAAGAATAGATACAACGACCCTAGTATGAATAGAGCATTTATTGTAGGTGTTGATAGAAGTAAAATGAGATTATATGATGTTGAAAATTCAGCACAGAATATAGTAGATAGTAACCAATCAAAAGATAAAGAAAGTTATCCTACACCTGAACAGGCTTACGATAAATTTTCAGACTTTAAAGTATAATGGTAAAAAGAAAAGTACAAAAAGTAAAGTTTCATAGAGGTGATAGAAGACCTAATAACGAACAACCTAATCTATCATATATAAAGAAGATGAAAAAGGTTAAAAAAGATATTGTATGGGAAGTTATTGAAAAACCTACAGATAAGGTTGTAGCACAATTCTTTTTTGAAGAAGATGCTTTTAAATTAGTTAAGTTTCAAAATAAACATAAGGTATGGGAACCAAATGGTGGTATACCTAGTTTTTTATGGGTGAGAGTATGATACAAATACAAAGAAAAGATTTACCATTTAAAGGTTTTATCACTACGTTTGAAAGTAAATTAAAAGAACCTGAAATGGATAAACAAATTAAAAAAGTGATTGATAAGTATGGTGATAGACAAAACCATAAAACAAATGTTAAAGCACAAATGACAGAATGGAAAATGTGGCACGAACCAGGTTTTAAAAAATTAGCAGATATTGTTTTAGATATAAGTAAACAAATATCAGAAGCTAGATACAGTAGACCTATTAATCCTATGTTAGATAATTTATGGGGTATGAAATATAAAAGTGAAGAAATAGCTATATCACACGACCATTGGCCAGCAATATGGTCTTTTGCTTATTATATAAATGCTCCAAAAGGAGCACCTGGTTTATTTTTTCCAGATATGGGAGAACAAGGTGGTGAAAGAAATATAGAACCAGGTCTTTTAATATTTTTTGAAGGACATATTAAACACGCTGTAAGATCAGCCAAATTTAAAGGTTATAGATATGTAGTGTCAGGTAATATAAAGGAGAATAATGCTTAATAAAGTATTTACATTTTGGAAGAAAAAAGAAAAACCAAAAATAACTTGGTGGTCTACAATTGAAGGCCTTGAAAAAGTTGTACCTATTGTTCCAGCAAAAGAGTATATTCCCGATTGGTGGAAAAGAGTTGAAAGAATGATTGAGGGTAGAGTGGATGATAAAGGTACTGTAAGAAATTGTCCATCTTTTCCTGAATATATTACACAAGGTTTTGTTGTACCATTATGGTGTGATTTACACGTTTCTATTGAAAAAGACAAGTTTGAATGGAGATCGCCTGAAAAAATGTTTAATTTTTCTTCTCACGCTGATGTACAATTTAGAGATTGGGTACCACAACACGTAAGAGATAATACTAGTATGGTATTAAAACCAAACTGTCCTTGGAGGGTAAAAACACCACCAGGTTGGTCAGTATGGCAACTACCAATGTATTATGACTTTAATCCTGTTTTTGAAACATTACCAGGTATTATTTGGTCAGATATACACCACGAAGTTAATCAACAAATGTTAATGAAAAAGTATGGTGAATTTACAATTAAAAGAGGGACACCTTTAGCAATGTATGTACCATACGAAAGATCAAAATATGATTTTGAAGTACAAGGACCTACACCAGAAAACGCTTCTTGGACTAATGAAAGTTATTTACACGTAAGAACTAAGTTTAAGGGTGGTTATAAATTACA